TCAGTGGTAACAGCCAGTGACAATAGATGCCACTTTAGTATCCTTGGTCGCAGTCGCGTAAATTGCGGCCTGTAGAGGTGATGTTGTCATAACCTTGGCATTAGCTCCGAAAAGAGCCTCTGCCTTGCTGCCTGCCCCGGTGTCCGCCGAAGGCATCCAGCGACCATAAATCCTTGCGATCATGGTCCAATCTTTGTGTCCCATCTGACTCGCCACCCACATCGGATGCTCTCCGGCAGAAAGCATCATTGACGCGTAGGTATGGCGAGTTTGGTACGGCCTGCGGTAGCGGACTCCTGACTTCTTCATCGCTGGAAGCCAGAGCAGCTTTCTAATGCGTCCAGACTCTTCCCATGGCTCGCCACTATGCGGGTTCAAAAATATCCTTCCCCCCGCCAAAAATGTCAGAGCCTTCTGCTGGGTCAGAGCATCCAGGGCAGGCTTCAACAATTTCACCGTCCGACGGCCGCTCGCGGTTTTCGGTGTCTCCGGCGAATTCGCCGCTCGCGTTTTGGCGCGAACAATGCGAACTGATCCGCCAATCCAATCGACATCCCCCCACTCCAAAGCAATAAGCTCGCTCGGGCGAAGTCCTGTCCAGAACGAGAAGATCATCTGTGCGCGCTGATCCCGCGGCGTCGCAGCCAGAAGAGCTTCCTGTTCCTCGACGGTGAACGGATCGACATCATCGTCCTCCTTGAGCTCTTCCCGGTTTTTGTAGTTCCACCCGACCATCGGGTTGATCTCCAAGATCTCATCTTCTACCGCATCATCAAGAGACGACCGCAAGCAGCTCTGCAGGTTGGTCATCGTCTTGTTGCCAACCTTGTACTGCGAGAGCCGGTCCCTGACGTGCTTTCGGGAAAGCTCTCCCAATGAAAGGTGGCCGAACATCGGGATCAGCCGACCGGCGATCATCTCCCGGTAGTGCTCGGCTGTGCTGGATTTGAGCTGAGCCTTTTTCTTATCCAGCCACTCAAGCAGATACACGCCCAGATTCTGCCGATCCTCCGGCGTTTTGAAAGCCAGGGCCTTCTTTGAATTTGGGAATGTCTTGGCGTAATCAAATGTACCGCCGAGGATGGCGTGTTCAATTGCGGCCTTATGCAGCTCGGCCTTTTTCAGGTTAGCGGTGGTGGGCTTGAGTTGGACCCTCTCGCGGCACCGGACGCCCTGGTATTGGAATGTGATCTCGATACTACTTGCAGACGCGGCGCGGACGCCTCCCCCATCTCTACCCATGAGTAATACCCCTCAACATCTATAAGTACCCGACCGTCCGGCGCTTTCTTCCAGACGGCGTGCTTCGGCCAAATGCCGTCACGGATTTTGGTTCGGATGGCATCCGGTGTATAGCCAGACTCTCGCGAGAATTGCTCGACGGTCTTGTATCTGACTGGCCCGCTCATAGCTCGCTCCCACGGCCCATTCCGGGCCGCGCTGAATTGTTGGTCATTTGGTGTCCTTGCCGCGCTGTGCGGCAGAAGGTGGGTTAGCGGGTGGCTTTGGCGAGCACGTCGTCTGCAACCTTCATTGCTGCCTGGGCATTGTTTACATAGGCCGGGTCGAAGCCACCACACAGATGGATGGTTGCCTGGCAGGCCCGCAGGTTTTCGCGAGTGAGCTTCAGCGCCGCGACCAGCTCTTCGTGCAATTGGCGTTCTTCCCGGCCGATATCCCAGAAGCGTTGGCCCCAGTGATCCGCTGGCGGTGGGTTCGTGTTCTGGGTACCCATGGCCAAGGCCCCGACAATCGCGTCACACAGGTCGCGCTTGTAGGCATTGTCGCCGTCGATGCTCAGGCCGCGCCGGCGCAGCGCGCTGACCACCTCGTTTCTATCCAGGCCCTGGTCTTGCAGGATGATGTCCCGCTCTGGCTCACCCGGGGTGACAATGATCAACGCCAGCTTGGCGCCCGGCAGGCAGTACCCGCTGAGTTTGACCAGGGCGTCGTTGGCTGCTTCGTGGAATCGCTGAACTGCTGACATAGGAATACCTCGCCCGCCGCTCACCGGCAGGCATGTAGGGGGATTGGGGTTAGGCTTGTTTGGTGCGGAGGAAGCGCCGGCACTGGCATTGCACTTCGTTGCAATGCAGCTCACCAACCCAGTCTGGGAATTGATCGCCCTCGAAACGCTCAGTGCGAGAGTGGTTGAACCCGCTGCGCTTCACATCTCTTACAAACCGCTGCAGGTCTTTCGCGTTGTCGTCGCGCTCCGGGCTATCCCATCGACTCATTACCAGAAGACCGCAATTTGTCTTTCCGTGGTCCATCCAGCCGAGACTCTTCGGGGTATGGACCTGGCTTTCATCGGCAACACTTTTCCTTGCCGCTATAGCGGCTGACTTTGAAGGGGGAGGGGTTACAGAGAGGGGTTGAGGCGTTTCAGCTCGTTGGCGTATGCGTTCCAGCCGGCTGCATAGTTGACACTGCCACGGTCAACCGTTTTGAATGCTGGGGATTTTAGTTTTGGTGGAAGTACAACCGCTACCGGCGCGGGCTGATCGGCGTAGAGCTTGGTCCCGTAGGGGAATTTTGAAATGTCCTTTAGCGTGATCAGTTCGCGCTCACCAAAGGCCTCTGGGTCGCCGTACTTTGAAACGATCTCAGCCACCGGCTCGCCCTGGGGTTGGGCGGCTGGCTTGCTTGGGATACAAAGGCACTGCCCATCCTGTACACATGCACAATCTGGACAATCAGGGATCGAGAACTCTGCTTTAGCAGGCGCATCCAGCAGGGCGCGCAACTCTTCGAAGGTCTTGATGAAGAATTCAAGATCCCCCATAGAGAAGGATGGTTGAATGCCGCGTTGTAGTGCATGCCGAAAACTTTCGGTCAGGCACTTGAGCGCATCGCACGCACGCGGCACGCCGTCAATCGTTTGGTTGGTGGTCATGGCTTGATCTTCGATGCAATGGCGGTCAATGCCACGTCAAGGTTCGTAACGGCTTTGTGTCGGGTGGCGCATGTAACGCTCACGACGGTTAGGCTTGATCCTCCTTTAGCCGTCCAAGACTTATCCGGGTTCTGCGTTACCTCAATTACGTGACTCATAAATCACCTCAGCAAATCAGTTGTGCCAGTGCCAGCAGGCACCAGCAGTAGGCGGGGAGTTGGGGTTTCATGGCTTGATCCTCGAGAATCTGGCCAGCTGAAGCAAAACCTCTTTGAACGCTGGCGGCGTAGCATTTGCCTCGCGCTTGTAAAGCGTCGGCTTGTTCGCGGCCTTCCCGCGCTGGTCCTTGAAACCAATCTGGTGGGTGCCTTGAGGGCGTGACCAGTCAAGTTCGAAGGGTTTCTGTTCGCCAACAAAGTAGAGCCAAGTTGCTTTGTTGGCCCTGTGGCCGTACGCGGACTGCCAGACCTCGCAAACCCAGCCTTCGCCGCACGGTTGCCATCCGATGGCGACTGGCTTGGTAAGGCCGTGCGCAGCCCACGCCCGAGTTGCTTTCGGATGTTCAAGAACACCACGGTTTGCACGTACCGAAGCGAGAGCTGAAGCAAAGCAACCATGGTCATTGCCTGGGCGGTTGTGCTCACCACCCCATCGCTTGAAATTGACGGCAGCCATCGGCCCCCAAAGCTGACAAGGCGGATGCGCCACAACTGGCAAGCACCCGCTGTATCTCCTGGCATCCCTGGATTCCGGCCACGCATCGATCGATGGGTCATTGGCGTAGCACCCGTCAGGTTGAACGAACAGAGCGGCTACGTCAGGCATCGCCACAACCCTCTGCTGGCTTGAGTGCGACCTTGGCAATTGAGCCATCCTCGACAGATGCAGTGCCAGCGTCGTCATGCAGAAAGTTGACAGGCTCGCCACTGCAAGTGTCCCAGGCATCAGGATCGGCAAGGAGCAAATGATCGCCATCGGCATAAAACTTGAGAGCCAATTCAAGACGATCCGCCCGCTCATCCGCTGCGGTCAGGCGCTGTTGCAGGGCGTCTCGCTCTTTGATCGCTAGCGCGTGCTTGCCGCGCCAGTGCAGCACCGCGTCCAGTTCTTCAACCGTTTGAATTGGCTTGCTCATCACGCGATCTCCCTCGTTACCAGATCATGGGCATTCACAACCGTCATGCCGAGGCGTTCGGCGATCAGGACTTCCAGGCGGGCGCCTTGCGATTTCTCCCAGTCCGGAAGCAGCACGATGACGCCGCACAGGCCCAGGCGGGTCAGATCGTAGGCCATATAGTCGGCCCACTGGGCGCCCTCGACGATGCCGTGATCTGCCGGGTTTTCGACTTCGTAGCCCTGGGCCCGCAGTTGGTCGGCGACGGCATTGAACGCCGGGTAGTTGAAGTCAGCGATACCCGTCATGGGTCCGGCGACGTACACACGGTTGGCGCGTGCGGCCTGGAGGGTTACGCGTGGCTTGCTGGCGAGCTTCTTGCCGCGATCCAGGCCCATGGCGTAGGCCGCGTCCTGAAACGTCATCAGCTCATCGGAGAATCGCTCGATCTTGCCCACATAGTTCTGGTGCAGGCGCTCGATAGCGGCATGGTCTTCAGGGTGATTTCGGTTTTCTGTAGGCATGGGGAGTCCTTGCCGGGCCATGCCCGGGCAGTGGAGTGGGGGAGTTACTGCTTCTTGAAGGTCTTGGTCAGGTCGGCATTGACGCTATTGCCGCGCTTCAGCACGACTCGGGCGAGTGCTGCACGATCCTTCTGACTGTGGCTTGCCTGGCTGAGCAGGACGAAGTAGCTGTTTGCTGGGTTATGCCACGTGCTTCCAGATCCGTCGGCATACAATCGCGCTGATCAGCGCCTGAGTTACCCCGTACCGTTTCGCCAAGACGACGCCGCCGAACTCTCGGCTATGCGGTTTGAACATAGACCTGATCTCAATGACCTGTGCCTCGGTCAGCTTCGCCGCCGGGTGTCGCTCGCCTGTGCCGTCGGTCCCGTGGAGCTTCTTGTCGGCCTCGTTCTGGGTCGGCGTGCCATAGGCAAGATTGCCGACGCGACCGTTGGTTTTGTCGCCATCCAGGTGGCGGCAAATGTGGCCGTCCGGGATAGGCCCTATGAAGTGAATGGCGACCAAGCGGTGGATCAGGAAGCCCTTGGAAACCTGTCTGTTCCAAAGCTTTACTTTCGGATACCCCTTCCTGTCGAAGTAGTGGCTCTTGATGTGAGAGCCGCGCCTGACCCGCCCGTGACTGCTTACCTCGTAGTCCGGCCAATCCGATACTCGTCGCCATTGCTCTTCAGTCATGTTCAGTCCTCAGGAGGTGACATAGATACGGCGGACAGGGCGCGCGAGACGCTCGTCGCTCTTGACGTGGCCGTAGAGCCAGCCATCTCCAAAGTCCATGTTGTAGGCGCCGTGGGCGGAGCGCTGCGAGCTCGTCCAGTGATAAGACTGGGCAAAGACTTCCGGCACGGTAATTTCGAGGAAGGACGCCTCGCGGCGCGCCATCAAGTAAAAGTCCTTGTGACCGTCACGCTCGAAGTTGGCGCAGAACTGGGCAGCCGGGTGATCGTGCTCCCGGTTGCTGTTTGCCAGATACGCGGTATTGGCCTGGCCATCCCATGGGGATTTGGCGCCGTCGAGCTCCTGTCCGTAGCCGCCCCATTCAAGATTGGACTCGGCATCTGCGCCGGTCGGCACGATCAGGTAGTAGGGCTTGTCGCCGCCTGGGAAAAGGCCGCCGTTCACGCCGCCTTCACCCGGCCAGTATTCGCCGATGGCGGGGATGCCGCTTGCCGCAATAGCCGGCGCTGCGGCGATGGCCAGGGTTGCCAGTTTTAGCACAACCCCTTCATCTGGGCTGCTGATAGTCAGATCTCCACGGGTATACGTGGTCAGTTCATTGGCGCGCATGGGATGCTCCTGTGAGCGAGATAAGTTGCAGGTAGCCGGCGCTTCCCGACGAGCTTCTGGTCTGAGCGCCGTCCTGGCGCTCCCGGGAATCACCTGCGAAAAACGATTGAAGGAATGAATTACTGAATAGGTAGGCTGCGGACAGGGCGCGCGAGACGCTCGCTGAACTTGACGTAGTGGTAGAGCCAGCCATCTTCAAAGGCCATGCCGTAGGCGGTGTAGGCGGAGCGCTGCGAACTCAGCCAGTGCCAGCGGTCTTCGCGAAGCTCCACCAGGCCATCAGCCTTGGCAGCCATCAAAAGCTGGCCTTCCAGGGAGGACGGGATGAACCCATCCAGCTCCAGGGCCTTGATGGCGATCACGCTGCCGGCCTCAGCCATGGCGCGGGTATTGGCTTCGCCATCGCTGTAGCTGCCGGCGCCCTTGATCTCGACGCCATACTCGCCCCACGGCCCGCCGAGTTCGTCAGGCAGGAGAATCAGGGCGCGCTCGATGCCGTTGAGCCAGTAGCGGGTAACGAACACGCCGCCGGCCAGAGGCTGGCCGCGCTCAGGGAGTTCGGCGGCGAGTACTGTTTGCTGTGCTTGCTTGGTCATGGGGTTACTCCGGGTAAGCGCCGCCCTCCGGAGTCCGGTGGTGGCAATTTGGTTTGGGTTGGGGTATTACGGGTCACCGGCATGGAGCCGGATCAGTCGTTGTCGCAGTCGTCTTCGGCGTTCATCTGTAGCGCTTCTGCAAAGCCTGCTTGCCGTAATTTGCGCGCCACGTTTTCAGATACATCTAAAGCGTGGCGCGGAATTGAGAAGTACGCAGCGCACTGGTCGACGCTCAGCGAGTAGGCATGTGCAATCACTCGCTCGATGGCTTTGGCGTCTTTCGTCTCGCCCAGGCCTGATGCGAGCTCGGCCAGCCGGTCGCGCATACCCTGGCGGAAGTAGTGGCGGATCGTTTCAGACTTTCCGGGCTGCCTGGGCGGTGCCGGCGGTATTTCTTGAGGCTTGGCGTTCATCACCAACAACTGCACCGCCTCGCTCACTTCCTCGACGCCATACCAGGCCATCATTTCGTTGAGCATCTTGCGTATGCCGGGCTGTACCGTGTGCCGCAACTCCTGCTCGCCCAGCTCCTGCCGCCTCTCGGCAAGCTTGGCCGTGCGTTCCTTCTGTTCGGCTGCCATGGCCTACCTCTTCTATTCCGCTGGCCGGCAGTGCGAGCCAGGTTTGACGTTTGCGTTGCTGAACTCGCCGCTTCATCGGAATGCGGGTTTCAGCTTTGGATAGTCGATCTCGTATTCCTTGATCAGGCGGTAGAGCAAGGTGGAGCTGATCTTGAGCTTGATGCAGCACTGCTGCCGACTGACGCCAGCGGCGATGCACTCACCGATACGGACGACCAAAAACGCATCCCTGATTGAGTCAACTTTGTTTGGCGGGCTTGGCTGCTTTGGTCTGATGGGGAATGTGATTCCGTACCGGCCAGCGATCCCTTTTAATACGCCGAGGGTGATGCCTTCCTTCTCGCAGATATCGCGGCGGCTCATGGTTGGCGCCATCTCGCGGATGCGCGCCACCTGCAGTTCGGTTTCGGTCTTGACCGCTGGACGATGGAAGGTTGGCGGCTGCTTGAGGCTGGCGAGTACTTCAGGCCTGGGCTTCGACTGCCCTGAGGTGTCGATCTTGCCGCCGGCCGCCAGGAACTGCTCAACCTGGGCAGCCAGTTCGTCGGATGCTGGCCGAAGGCGCTCTACTTCGTTCTGTAGGATGCTGATCATGCTGACCTCACTTGATGCTGATCGAGCTTTTGCCGATCTCTGAGTGGGCGCCGGGGACTTCCTGGCCGTCCTTCAAGGCCCTGGCGATGGCGACCTTGTCCGGCGCGCTGGTGACCTTCACGTTGACGAAGTCATCGGGGATGGCCTTCTCGTCATCGATCACCACGATTGGCTTGCCCTTGCCGCAGGTGATGGTGAAAAGCGGGTGGGTAATCTTGGTGATACCGGCCGCGTCCATGTTCGTGCGCAAGTACTCCTTGAGGCTTTCCTTGCGGTTGTTGATGATCCGCTTGCGCTCGGTTAGCCGGTCGATCTGCGACTGGATCGCCTCAAGGTCGCCGTCAATGTTCAGGGTGATCATGGCGATGGCCTTGCCCTTCTCCTGAAACTCGCCTTCGATGCCTTCCATGGTGTCGCGCAGGGCGACGTCCAGGTCTTCGTCGGCGGTCTCGGCCAGGACGGCCAGCTCTTTGAACTGCTCGGTGATGGTGTAGAGCGTGGTCATGCTGCAGACTCCTGTTCGAAGCGGGCTTTCTGTTCGTCGTACTCGCGAATGATCCGGGTGACGGCCTTGGTATCGTTGCGCAGCGTCAGGCGGCGCACGGCCACGTCATGGAAGGACTTGAGTTCCTTGGCCGTCTTGGCGGTCTTCAATGATTCGATGACGGAGGCGATGTAGTCCAGGCGCTCTTGCTTCTGGCGTTCTTCCTCGGCGGCCTTATCTTCTGCCTGCTCGATGGCCTGCTCGTCCGACAGGGCGTTGACGTAGTCCTTATCGTCGAACATACCCAGGAACACGTCGGCGCTGAACCCGAGCATCGACAGGGACTTCTTGATCGCGTCAGTCAGAGACTTCTTCGGGGCCTCGCCATCGGTCGTTGTGCCGTACTTGCTCTTGTAGAGGTACGGTGTGCAGCCATACTGCTCGAACTCGCCGCGTTCGCCGTCCTGCTTGATCCAGAAGCGGATCTTCACGGTGTGATTCAGCTCAAAGCCCAGCGTGGCGCGCTTATCGCCTTCACCGACGAACATCTCGGCGCCCTTGTCGAAACGTTCTTCCAGCACCGTCCAGCCGAAGCCGATGCCCACCGGCCCGAAAATCTCCGTGGCCTTCATGATCATCGCCGTACCGTTCAGGCTGGTGATCTGCTGGCCGCCGACCTTGGCGTCTTTGGTGTATCGGGTGTCGGTCTTCTCGACGCGATTCCAGATCTGCATGTTTTTATCGGACATGACTATCTCTCCGCGCCACCGGAGAGGGGCGCTGTGAAGGGGGTTATTGGGTGGCTTTGGCGATTACTGATTCGATGCGTCGGAGCATTTCCACGCGGGTAGCTGCTGGCAGGCCAACGTGTGGAAGGGTGTCGCGTAAGATCGTCAGTTCGGCCAATAGATCTGGTGCGGCAGCGATCAGCTTGGCGTCAGCCTCTTCGTAAACCCAATCGACTACCTGTTCCTGGTCTTCGTTGAAGTCGATGGCAAAAGCGCGCTGGCCGGGCACATTGCTGTGCTGCACTTCGCGGACGGTCCATGGTGCAGGGGTGTGTTTATTCATGTCGCTTACCTATTGAGTAATTGCCCCGGCGTATGCGCTGAGCATCATCCAGATCGTAAACAATGCGAGTGCTATGGCAGACCCGCGCCAGAAGCAGTAGCGCTTGGCTCTTTGGTAACTGGTCATCCGATGACCTCGCTATAGAAGGGCTTGTCTGGCGGCAATTCATCGTTATCCATGACCGCGCACTCATGATCGCGGAGCCCGTCAAACTCAGGCTTTCTCCATGCAATGACGCCGATCCATTCGCCCATGTCGCCTGGGTAGCTGTTGATGCCTACCAACTTGGCGCGGCTTCTGGTCTCCGCGAACACCATCTGGCAGCCGTATGCAGGCTCGCCGTCGTGAACCATCCAGCACTTCACGCTTTCACCTCATAAGCGACAGTCCACTCACCGCACAGGCAGGCCCGGCGGCTCCAGGCGTGGACGTTTTCGATACCTGCGTCGTAGGCCAGCGACAAGGCGCCGAGCCAGGACTTGTGGGTGAAAGCCAAGGTCATGCTGTTCATGCGGCCTCTCCTTGCCGGCGCTCGTAGATACGGTGCAGGCGCTCGGTGTAGTGGGCATCCTCGGCAGCGTCGATCACGCCAAGGGTGCGGAAGATCAGGATTGCGGTGTTGGCCGAAGCCTTGACGGCTACCGGGCTGCACTCGGGGTCAATCACCCGTGCGATGTAGCTTTCCAGCATGCCGACAGCGAGGTCGTGCTGGGATGGTGAATGCTCACTTAGGCTCATGCTGCACACCGCCTTTCCCGGCTCTTGCGGGAATCAATTTCATGCCAAAGGGCCACGGTGATCTGCGGCCCGTACTGATGGGCCAGCACCGGCAGTTGATAGTCCGGCACATCCATCCGGACCCCGTCCTCGTCGTAGCAGATGGCCGACACCAGCTTGAATTCCAGCTCCCGGTCGCCCTGGGCGTCCCAGTCGCTGTTCCAGCTGCCATAGCACGGCGGCTCATTCACGCAATGGGTCACCTCCACCTGGAGGACAAACCCCTCAACAACTATTTCGTGTTCCATGATTGCCTCCAGGGTGGCGGGTCAGTCGTAATAGTCTTGGTAGGCCAGGTACTCGGAATGCTCATTCACAAGCCACTCTTCCATCGAGGTGATCTCAGATTCAGTCATGAAGCTGGTGTCGTCTTTCGATTCCCACTCGATTTCGCAGTGCCCGTGGTATTCATCGGGATCAGCGGCCTGCGAGCTGAAGTTGCCTTTCGAGGCCGAGAAAGAGACAACGGTCAGGTTGATAGCGATGTCCTCGCCATCCTTGACCGTCCAATATTCGTAAGTGCGGGCCATGGCGACCTCCAGTGTTTGGGGTTAGGCGGAACGGGTTGTGACCAGGCTCTTTACGTCGCTGAGCCACATAGCCCAGTCACCGCAATCGTTGGGGCTGAAGCAGCGCGACAGGTCTTGCAGGTCGACTTCAATAGCCGCGCGGGATGAGGCCCAGCCTTTCTGGAAGTAGTACCAAGCAGACGACTTCATCTGCGCGTACTCGTGCTGGGCATAAAGCTCGCTGCCGTAGGTGTTCAGCTCGGGAATGAAGTGCACGCCTTGCTCGGCATCCACTTGCCCCCAGTCACGCTCGAACGCTTTTCGCATTTGCTCGGCGCTCATAAATGCCTCCGTCGGTTTGGTTCACCTGTATTCGTTCAACACTCATGCCTCCCGCTGGTTGCCGATGGGCGCGGGGGAGGAGTGCTGACGGGTAGAGGCGCGTAAAAAAGCCCAGTCGAAACCGGGCTTTTCCCTCTTTACGTACAAGCCTGCCGGGCGCATGTGGCGTCGGGCAGCTATTGGCTAGTCCATGATGGTGATCCTCCGTTTTTCGCTCACTGGGAAGGCAGTGGCTACCTATTGATTCGCATCGGGGTGTGATTTGGCAGGGATTCGAACCCAAAAGAATTACGTCGATTTCGGCAGCGCTACCTAGTCGACCCCACCCCGCACGCAGGGCGCCCCTGATCCGCCGAGGCAAACTCCAAATCACACCCCGATACAGCCTCTCCCTATACGAGTCTCCCCAAGGAAAGGATCGGGCCAATTTTCGTCTGGCTGACGTGCAAGGAGAGGGTTAGGCGGTAGCCTTGGCGATGGTTTGCTCAAAGCGGTGAGCAAGCCCTGCGTTGACCTCTGCTTTTTCCAGGCTTTCGGCGGTGCATTTGGCTCGGTGCAGAACCTCGTATCGGCGCAGGGTTTCGGCGGCGACCACCAAATCAGCCAGTAGATCGGGAGCAGTAGCCATCAACTTGGCGTTGGCCGCCGCGTCATCGTGCTCAATGCCATCAGTGAATACGCACTCGGATTCGAGCAGCGAAGCAAGACGCTGCCCCTCGCTATCCTCGACAACCCAAAAATGACGCTCTTGAATTGCGTTCCAGTTGCCTGGCGTATGTTTGGTTTCCATCGTCTTGCTCCGTCAGTGGGCTTCCAAATACCTCCGGGGGGACTAGAGGCATTTGTGAAACCAGATGGCTACCTGAATCAGCAGGGAGCCATCTGTGAGCCCAGTCACGCTACTGGCGTCAGACCGGGGTATTGCGTCAGCGCTGGTGATGCAGGGGACGGCATTGCGCCGCGTGTAGTGGTCATCCGCATCCCGCTGCGCACTCTGTGAATGCGCAGGAGGCTGGTTCAGCCAAGGTGGATGGCAAGCATGCCGCGATCCATTACAGCCAACTCTTCGGTGCTGTTCATGATTCGGCGAAGTTCGGCAACACCGCCGGCGATGCCGGTGACCGCTGCTACGACTTGCAGTTGGCCTTTCTTGTCAGCGCTGCGCAGGGCAGTGCGGATTCGTTCGTCTTGTTTTGGATCGGTCAGATTCATCGTCTTGCCCTCGGTTGTTTTCCCAATGCCCACCGCTCTGGATGGGCATCAGTGAAAAGGTCCATCATTTGTGCGCTTCGGGATCTTTCAGGTGCTTGTCGAACAGTTTCTTGTGCCGGCGGGCGAACCGAGCCACAAAAGCGACTGCAGCCAGCGTCATGGCAGCCATGACGACTGGGTAAAGTTTGATGGCGAGGAAGACCGCGAGAGGGGAGAAAAAGAACAATCCAAGAAACGGCAGCAGAACTTCCGTTTGCGTTGAGTCTTTTTTATCTTTCCACCACTGGTAGCCGTTGCCCTCCGTGGTATAGGGCGTCCAGCCACGCAGTCTCGCCATAAACTCCAGAACCGGGTTGCGCCCTGCCTCCGCATCGTCAATCCAGGCCCAGGCCTTTCGCCAGATAAGACCAAGGAGAACGACACCCAAGAGCAGGCCCGCTACTGGAAATCCCAGCATGAAGCAGGCCATCAGTTGTTCCGGAAAACTTTCAAATCTGCCCATCTCACTTCCTCCGTTGATTTCCAATGCCGCTTCATTGAAGCGGCATCAGCAAATCTGTGGGTCATACTGGCTTGAAGTTGCGCAGGAAGTCGGCCTGCTTGCATCTTCCAAAAATCCACTTTCCCTCTACTTGAAATTCCAAAATCCCAAATGGCATGCGCTCGGTTACAACAAGAATTACGGGCTCCCCGTTCTTGCTTGAAAGCCACCGACTCCCTATTGCTACGGCTGCTGGCTTGCTCATTTTCTTACCAGCTCGCTAGAAGTCAGCAGGACGCTATGCGTGCAGTGGTTGCAGCGATACCAGGTTCCGCAAAATGCTTGCTCCTTAGTGCCAGCCTGCTGAAGTTGCATGGCGCCGTGCTGAGGGCATTCAGGAAGTCGTGCTACTTGATTGCTCATCATCTTTCTCCGGTTTGATTTCCCTGATACCCCTCGTGAGAAGGGCATCGAGGAAATCTGTGTTGCTCGCTGGCGATCAGCTTCTGGCTACGTTCTCGCCGGCGTTCTTCGTGTTGTTCTTCCAGCCGCGGGCCTTTCGGCTTGTTCTCCCGCTGGATAACTGTTCTTGGCGCTTTACGCTGCACGCCCGGGTCAGTTGCCAACCCTCTGAA